GCTCGTTTAGCAATATAAGCATGAGCATCAACATAAGCCTGAACTGCATCTTTATCGTATGCGACTTCGTTACCATCGGCATCGTAGGCTATGTCGCCACGAATGGTTACTATGGATGGGTTTAGTTTGTAGATGGCTGTGTCAAGAATCATGCCGCTATCTCCATTAAAGTAATTGTGGAAGTTATTGCACCATAACCATTGTTATTTATATACACACCATTAGTGCCGTTCATGCTCTTAAATTGAACTTTATAAGTTGTTGATGATGTTGTTGCTGGACTATCTAGATAATTAGAACTAACACTACCAACACCAATAGCGCCTGTTGAATTTGTATATGCTGCAAAAGTATCAATTGTGTATAAATCGGTAGAATTGCGAACTAATTTAAGACCCATTGAAGTATTTGTTGTATCTTTGTAAACATTCAAATTAACAAATATAAGAATCTTACTACTAGAACTGCTTGGTGTAATTGATGCAGTTAATCCTGTATCAGAATAAGTTGATGATGATGTGCTTGTTTGAGTTGAATAAGGAACATTAACTACTTGAATCACATTACCAGCTTTAGGTGATGTAGTTGTAAGAACAGTTCCCGATACAGTCGGCAAAGTTAAAACAGTAGTACCCGCAACCGCTTGCTCTTGAAGCGTACAGCTACCTGAAGTTGAACCTAAAAGTACAACGCTCATGTTGTAATCTCCTTAAACTTGCAATTATCCATATGATATCTGATCATAGCGTTTCCTTTTCCTATCTTATTGCAATGTGGGCAAGTTTTTTCAATCTTTAAGTGAGCTTTATGGGCTTCTGAAAATTTTTTTCCTAACCACGGTTTATTTCTAGCGCTGTTTTCTTTTAATTTTTTGCGATGTTCTTCTGTTATAGGCTTTCCATACATAGGGTTCTTTGAACCAATTTTAGTTTGCCGTATTTTTTGTTTTGTTTCTTCGGAGATTACAACCACTTTTCCAATGTTTGCCGCAATAATTTTTTTAATTGATTCAGGTGTATGTGTTTTTCCATAAAAAGGGTTCTTTTCCCCTTTCATAGAGTTACTTATTTTAATTCTAGTTTCAACAGAAATTGTTTTTCCTGTGTTTATTACTTTTAATTTTTGTCTAGTGGAGTCAGCTATTTCACCTTTGTTTGAACCACCTGATTCAATGTTATACCCATTCGGCGCTCGTGAATCGAATGTTTTAATCCAAAACCGCTCTAAATAATTTAAAGTGCTACGATTATTTATGCTAGCGCACATTTTTTCATAAGTAAAATTTTGTTTACCATATTTTTTATATGCGTTGTTAATTAAAACGCCATGTCCCACTTTTCTGTTTTCAACAGTCTGCCCAATATATTGCTTACCATTGATGTTGTTTGTAACTAAATAAATATGAGCATTCATAAAATGACCCACCTAGAGTTTGAACTTATAGTTACTGTCTGACCACTTGCCACGGTTACAGGACCAGCAGACATAGCAGAATTTCCAGCGGCAATGGTATAACTTGCTGATACCGTTTGACTATTCACAAAAATACCGTTACTTGCTACTGGTACGCTTGCTTGCAACTCGCCAGTGCTGGGTTTATAGAGTAACTTAGCGTTGCTGGTATAAACCGTGGTTGCCGATCCGCTAGTTGCGTTAGCAAAAATAGGGTATAAGTTACTAGAAGTAGAGGTATCATTACTAATACTTGCGCCACCAACTGGGTTCCATGCTGGGCTTGAGCCGCTATAACCTTCAAACTGATTACTTGTGGTGTTGTACCGCAACATTCCTGTTACTGGCGACCCTGGTTGTTGACCAGAAGTTCCTTTACTAATTAACAAAGCACCCGTAGAGCTAAAAGTTGAGTCAGTGGTTGCCGTTAGTGCCCCAGTAATGGCCAAAGTGCTGCCATTAAAGATAAGGTTAGCAGAGTCTTGGAGTAATCCACTAGTTCCAGCGTAGGTTACTCTGCCACTAGTTAAGGCTGAACTGGTTAGGGTTGTGACTGCGGTTACTGCAGCAACTACGTTTGTACCGTTATTAAATACAAACATAGAAGTACCAGCGGGAACGGCTATTCCTGTGCCAGAAGTGTTTTTAACGGTGACTGCGTCCGCCAATCCGTTATTAATGAGATACAGTTTTTCGATCTGGCATCCAGAACCAAGGATTAACTGTCTGGCTCCGCCAGAGGTTCCTGTGAGGTTTAACCGCAGATTACGAGCTGTTTGAGTTGCATTAGTGTCGGTAAGAGTAACGGTAACGTCAGCGCTAGAAAAGGCCACATCTGCCGAACCCGTAATCGCCTCTTCAAGGGCTGTACCCAGGTTGGTATTAGTGGTGTTACCCCACGTTCCAGATTGCTCACCAGTAGCAATAAGCTCTATTTTTAGCGGGGAAAAGGTGGATGGCATATTTAGTCCTTATACAGTCGTTATTTCAGTCCAGGCAGGGGTCTGGGAATCATCTACCTGAGTCCAACTTGAGGGCTGAGCATCGTTTACAGCCACCCATGAAATCGTTTGGTCATCATCAATTGGCTCCCAAAATAGCCTTGCAGTAACTGAATCTGTCGCTGTTAACGATTCTATTACAGAGGCACCAAAAATACTAGAGGGAGTAGAAACTATCACGGCAGCCCTGCCCGAATCGGTAAACCCAGCATAGAAGGTACTTCCTGCTGAGTCCATTACGCCTGTTGCCGTAAGGGACTCATTTATAGCTACAACAAAGTTCTGTAACGCTTCTACAAGGTCGGAAGCTACCCCTGTTTCGCTGATATCAACAAAGTAAGCAAAAGCAGCGTCTAGGGCGTCTGCCCCAGCGGCGGACTCACTTATGGTGGTGGCAAATACCTGCCCAGCAAAAATGTTGTCTGCCCCAGAAGCTGACTCATTTACGGCGGTGGCAAAGTTTTGGGAAGCGGCTACGGAATCTAGGGCTACTGAGGTTTCGTTAACTGCGGTAGCAAACTCTTGGGTAGTAGAAATAGCGTCGGTAGCGGTAACAGTTTCATTAACTGCGGAACCAAGTTCCTGGGTAGCAGACACAGCATCCGATGTAGCGGCAATATCTGCAAAAGAGGAGTTAAAGGTGCTTCCGGCGACAAACTGAGCTTCGGAAGCGACTGCACTTTCACTTACAGAAGTTGCAAATGTTTGCGCTGCAGCAATATTGTCTGCTGCTACGGCCGTTTCGTTTACAGCCGTGGCAAACGATTGGGTGGCGCTAATGGCGTCGGTTGTTGCACTTATTTCACTTACAGACACCTCAAATGAGCTTGCAGCCACCGATACCGCATCAGAGCCAACAGCAGACTCGCTTACGGCCATACCAAAGGTTTGTGCTGCAGAGATAGAATCCGTGGCCGTAGCGGTCTCCGCAACAGCTACCCCAAAGGTTTGTGCTGCAGATACGGCGTCTGATCCGGCGGCTATTTCATTGGCATCTCGGTAATATACCGACATGCCCCATCCGGCTTCGCCCCAGGTGCCTGAGCTCCAGCCGCCGTCTGGCATGATTAACCCGCTACGAGCTGATCTTGCTCAAACCAACGCTGTTGGGTTGTTTCCCCGTCATTCCACTCGATTAAGTAAGACACTACGCCTTCTTCAGACATGCGTAGGGCAATTACTGGGCCTTCTGGAACAACTGCTTTTACTTTTACTACTTCGCCTTTTTTAAACATATTCGTGTCCTTATGCGTCCAAACTAAACGTATATGTTACGTTTAGAACATCACCAGAAGCTACTGTGCGGTCACCAGGGGCTGCAAAATCAGAAGCAGAAAACAATACGCCGGTAAAACCACCCTTGGTGTTATTGCTAATTAAAAACGCACCGCCTACAGTCGAGGTAGCGTTGATACTAAATGCTGCTGGAGAGGCAGAATTACTGATAACAGAAGGGTCAGCCGTAGTCGCTGTGCCAAAGGTGCAGGCAGGGCGGGTAGCGTTGCTGTAGGGGGTAATCTCGGTAAAGCCAGCGTGGACCGCTGCGGTATCACCAGCAACTGGGTTATTAGACGCAGCAGCGCCGTATAAGCCAATATACCAAGCAGCAGTATATGTGCTGCCTGTAAAATACTTGGTATTCATATCTTGTAAACCTTGGTTTACAACCAAGTTAGAAGGCTCTAGCACCCACTTAACATTGCCTTGAGCGTCTACACACTCAATTTTATATTTACCCGTAGCACGGGCAGAATCACCAGATTTCATCGCCTTGGTTAAGGTGCTAGAAACCTTGTCCTCAACGCTTAATTTTTCAACTTGCATTTTTAGCTCCTTAAAGAATGCGAATAATTGCTTCATTTGCGGTATTTGGGGGCATTGTGATGTTAAATACATTCAAGGCTCCCGCAGTCTGATCCGTACCAAAATTGTATACAGCGACTGATTTATTCCCTTTGCTGCTATTGTATATCAGCGCTCCACGAGCAGTAAAGGAAACACTAGTCCAGGTTAGATTATTAAAAGTTACGTAAGCAACCCCACTTCCTGTGCTTAGGATAGTGCCTGTAAGAATCTGCCCTCCTGCCGCATAAGTACCTTGGGGAGTGACTTCTCCAGACGAGGTATAGACCAAAGTATTTGGTCCTAAAGTAGCAGTAGAGGTATAAAGTGCAATCTTAAAGGTGTCGGTCAAAAAGTTATGGACGCCTTCTAGGATTTCTCGCTTAAACGAGGTGGTTAGAGTTTGTGTCAGCATTTTAGGTCACCGGAACCCTAACTTGACCAGAACGGTAAGCATCTTGACGCTCAAGGCCATCACCAAGGCGTTTAGCCTGTCCAAGGGCTTCGTTGTATTTTTGCTCTACGTTGGCAATTAAGTCAGGCTCGCCCTTCATAAACAAATAAGCCTCACGCAACGAGCCATAGAGCAATACAGGGTCAAAGTTATCGCCAAGCCAAGAAGTGCCTGCATCCACAATAGACTGTGGGTAGAAGAAATAATGCAACTCAGCCAAATAGCCACTATTTGGGGTTGGTCCAAGGATTAAGCTAAGCTCGTTTGGGAAAGTAAGCTGTGACCCAAAAATAGCGTAAACCTTGGGGACGCCGGTAGTATTAGGGTTTGGATAGGCTTCCCGAATGTAGTTCACGTCTTTGTTAATCAGGTAGTAATACTCTCCGTTGACTACGATAGCCAAGGAATAGACTGATAAAAAGTCGCTTGGGGTAGATAGATACTTATTACCATTAGTCAGGTTTCCCGTTACGTTCTTGCGTAAGGAAGGAAACTGAACGGTGTTATATATTCGCTTTTCTGCCTGCTTTACAAAGACAGGAATATTGTCATCAAACGTCTGTTCGAAGTTTTCGGTGTAGTCCTTGATTGCTTGCCGTAATTCGGTATAGTTCATGATCCCGTTGCTTTCATGTTGCCTGCGTAGGTTACTGCAATGGTCGGATTAGAAACAGGTACAGGAACCATGCCATTAGACCCGAGAGCGCTGTCTCCAATGACGCCAATATATACGTTAAACGTATCATCAGGGATTGGGCGAGGTTCTTGCAACGCAATAGCGTCTGAGACATTACGGCGTGGCTCCAATTGTGGATGTTTTGGCTCATAGCAATATTGACATGTTTTTAGACCCTGCCACTCTTTGCGAAGGGCGTTAAGCAAGAATCGCTGTCCACAGCGATCACAGGCACCCCAAGCAAGTCGTCCTTGTGCATAAGCCATTAGTAATTTAGTCGAGTATCTGGAACAGCATAATAACTAGCTCGATCACGGTCAAAATCAGCAATTCTCTTAAAATCTTCTTCGTAGATTTGCTTAAGAAGAACCATACGATCTGGCGCTTTTTTCATCGAAATAAAATAAGACAAACCTGAAACCAAACAGGGCAAAAACTTAAAATTTACATCTGCTGTATTAGTAAAACCGCCAGCATCTTGAATCCTGCGAATAGCGTAATACACAAAAGTGTATGGCTGGGAATTATCTGGGCAAGGAAAGAAATATGCTTTTGGCTGATTAGTGTGCTGGTAGTAAAACTGCGCTGGGCGCCCTAGAGTGCCTGTTTTATTTGGTGTATGCAGCCATTCTGCTTGGCTAAAACGATTGAGGGTAATGTCAATGTTTTGTCCGGGGCTTTGGGGAGAACGAACCACCGCAGACAACACATCTACTGTATCAGTGGGTAAATTGTATTCGAATACGTTGGCGGTTAAAGCCTGTGATCGTTCTTCTATAGTCCATAAATTTAAGCCACGACTAGCCCAATCTAAAAACAGCAAGTTCAGCGAGCGCCTTGCCGTTCTTAAATCGTAACCTGTGCGAGACTCAATACCGCAACGCTCGTACGCTTCGGTAATCAGTTCCTCAATGTCCAGGTCAAAGGTAGTTGTACCTGACGTGGCCATTAGTTATTAGAAGCTGGTAGGTTGTGGAATGCGCTGAGTTTTTGGTGTGTCTACTGTTCCACAAACTTTTTGATCTTCAAAGTTTACATCAACTTTTTCGGGCTTTTTAGCCTGTTCAGTTGTTTCAGAAAACACTGCACCAAAACCTTTAATTGCTGCACCTACGCCACGTTTTTTGTTCATGATAGCTCCTTATTTACATCCACGTTTAGCCATGCCACCAGTTTTATAACCAGACATGCCGCCTTTTTTCAAGCCTTTCATGGATTGCTGCTTATCATGCTTTTTATCCATTTCAGACTTTTCCCATTTTGCATAAGACATGCCATGCTTTTTAGCAAGCTTGGTGTCCTGAGCTTTGTCCTTAGCGGAAGCTTCCCAGGACTCACTTGACTTTTTTGCTGCACCGCCTTTTTTATAAGCAGATTGCGGAGCAATCATGCGTAAATTGCCAGCCATCTTGCCTGGAATTAAAGCACGTCCTTCACGGTCGGATTTAGTTTTTCCAGAGGCAGCTTTAGCGGTCATGCCGTCAGAGCCTTTGGTTACACCGCCTCCAGCGGCTTTTTTCATCATCCCACCATTTTTAGCTTTAATTGGTTTGCCCATAGCCATAAGCTTGTGGCGATTTGTGTTGCTTGCGTTGTAGTCCATTTATCTTCCTCTCGCTGAACGTTTAGCTGGCTTAGCTATTTTAGCCGTTTTAGCCGAATTAATAAACGCCTGTTTGGTAGGCGCACCTTTTGCTCCAACTGGTCTCATTTTTTCGCCAGAGCCCGCAGCGATCCTACGCCTTTTAGCGGCGATATTGGCATATAAACCGGGTTTTGTTGCCATTACTTTACCTCCTGTTTTGTAATTATCTGGTGCATCTTGTTGACTCTTTCCACGAACTTTATCCAGTACTTCTTTAAATCCTGGATCAACTTTGTTTTTGTCTACCTTGTCCGTTGCATTAGGGTTTTGTTTGGCAGGGGTTGGAGGAACAGAAGGGGCGGGATTTACACGTTTTACCATTTATTTTCCCCAATGGCCCATAACAAAGCCAATAACTCCTGTTACAGCGCTAACTGCTCCACCTGCCCAAATCAAAGCTTTCCAGCCTCCCTTTGCTTCAGACAAAGTTTTTTGGATTATTTGAATCGACTTTTTAATTTCGTCCATGTCTTCAACAAGTTTGTCCATATCTGCTTGAAGGTGTTTAATATCGTTTGCATGTGTGGCTAACTCCCTAGCTGTTTGTATTTCTTCCATTATGAGCAGTTCCATCGTTTTAATGAAGCTTTTGCACGCTCTGCAGGACCTTTAGCTTTCGCTACTACTCCTGACATTCTGGCACAAAACGATTTTTTACGACCTGCATCTGCCTTGGTTTTAGGGTTTGGTGCAGGGGCTTTCAATTTGCTGCCTGTTGCTTTGTTGTATTTGGCTCTTCCCTTGGCAGTAAGTCCAGCACCCTGTTTTACAGGGAGCTTTTCTCCACGGCCAATAGCAAGGGAAGGATTCTTAGCCATAAAACACCGTAGCGGTCATACCAGCAGGGGTTGTTACATAAATACCCTCTGTGCAACGAATGCCGTCGCCAGGAACGCTGATATTAAGAGATTGCGCTTGCGCAGGGGCTACAAAGCTAAACACAACAGTTCCGCCAGAGCCGTTTCTTATAGTTAATGTGCCACCGCCAGCGGGAACTCCAACAATCATCCCTTTGATACGGGCAGGTCCAGCAAAAACAGCGGCATTAGTCTGCCCTGCTGCAATTGCGGCGGATAAGACGTCATATTGAAACATAATTAATCTCCTTGGTTATTGGGGCAAGCCCCTAAGATTAATTAAGCAGCTAGGACAATAACGCCGTATGTAGCAGCGCCAGCATCAACAGAAAGAGCTGTGATGTTACTTGCTCGAATTGTTACAGTATCCGTAGCAGAAACAAACGCATTAAACACCAATCCGGCTGCAGGAGCAGCAGGCAGCGCCATAACAACGCTATTTCCTACGGCAGCGCCGGTAACGGTAATAGTCAAATCAGCAGAAGCGGTTGTAGCAATTGGAGGAAAGTTTAACGAGGCTGAGCCAGATAAAACTTTGGTAAGGGTAGCGCCAGTACCAGAAATAAAACCGTTTAATGATTTAACTGGGCCTGTGAAGGTGGTAAGTGCCATGGTAACTCCTTGTATATGCAGTACATTTTCCTGTAGTCTCTGCATCGTCTGCTGGGTCAGTCTACAGGAACTAAATATCCCAGTTCCTGGTGTATTTATACCCCTAAATTCATTTAGTTGCAATAGATTTTTAGATAAAATGGGTTATCCCCGGAGGCGAATCATGAAATTTACCATTAAGAAGGTTGATTTACGCAATGAGTCTAATAAGACGGTAATTCTTTACCTTCAGAAAAAAATACTACCTTCGGATGCTCCTTACAAACCAACTCATGGGCATTGGTGGTTAGCTTACACAGAAGAAGGCAAGCCAGTAGCGTTTGCTGGGTTAGTCAGATCGCAACGATTTACAGATACAGGGTATCTTTGTCGTGCAGGAGTACTAGACGAGTACACAGGACACCGTTTGCAAAGACGCTTAATTAATGTAAGAATCCGTAAGGCCAAGGAATTAGGCTGGAATTGGATTATTACAGATACAACCGATAACCCTGCTTCATCTAACTCATTAATTAATGCTGGCTTTAAAATTTATACCCCTAGTACCCCGTGGTCGTTCAAACACGCAATCTATTGGAAATACAAAATAGACCAGAGCGATGCCTTACAAAGACCCAAACGATCCAAGAAAAAAGCAGGCGTTGCGTAGGGGTTCTGCCAATCATTACAAGAAAAACAAATCAAAGGTACTTATTGCTACCTACAAAAGAAAGAAAGAAGAAAGAGAAAAATGGATTGCATTTAAAGCTAGCCTAAAATGCAGTTATTGTGACCAAAACCATCCTGCTGCGTTAGACTTTCATCACGAAGACCCCAAGCAAAAAGACCGAGAGGTCAGCTACTACGTCAAAAACTATCAATACACTAGGGCGATGGAAGAAGTTAAAAAATGCCTTGTCTTATGTGCCAACTGCCATAGAATTTTGCACTTTAACGAAATTTCTAAAAGACAAAAGAAAAAGCCCCACCGAAGTGGGGCCTAACCTCACGTGAACAAGGTTTAGGTTGCGCCAGGTGATCCGTAGATACCACGTGGATCAGACCAGCCAAAGCTGTAACGCTCACGAGCCTTGTAACGTACGTTGCCAGTGTCAAAGTCGCCTTCGAAAGCTGTACGGATTGGGGCACGTTGGAACATCTTAAGTCCATTTGGAGCGTCAGTTAACAAGAACCATGCCGATACGTCGGTTAGGTAATGGTTAACAACGAATCCATCAGGAATTAGACCCATAGACTTGATAGCGTTGATGTCGTTATCAGCCGTAGCAGTACGGAGAGTAGACTTCATTAAACGCTCTGCTGTGAACTGGAGTTCTTTTGGAACTACCAACTTTTTAGCAATCAAGGCGATCTTCAAACCACGCTCGTCTGTGAAACTAGCGATGTCGATGATGCCTTGCTCAAGGGAGGTCTCATTCAAGTCAGCAGCAACCGCAGGACGGTTACTGAAGTTTGGACCTAAAGCGGTTGGGTGGTTTGTTGCGCACAACTGTACGCCGTCGCCACCTGGATAGTTGCTGTCAAAGGCGTTGTTCAATACGGACGCACCAAATACCTGCTTGGTGTGAGCCATTGAACGAGCCAAAGCCTTGGTATAACGGCTTGCCAAACGGTCGTAGAGGTTGTCCTCGATTGCCTCTTCGGTAATCGAGAATGCCAATGCGATAGTCTGGTGGGTATAGCGAGCGGTAAATGACTCTTGTGCAGAATCATAGTTAACGCCAGCACCTTCAGCCTTAACTGGGGCTTGACCGAAGCCGGTCAACATAACTTCTTCTTCGAACGCACGCTCAGAATCTTCAATTTCAAAGATATCTTCGTGTTCGTTCTCATAGCGCTTGTACTCGAGACCGAATAAAGCGTTAAGACCTGGTTCTAGTTCTTTAACTAGTTGTGAACGAGTAATAGCCATGATTAACTAACTCCTGCTGTTGGTGCTTTATACAGATGCTCATTGATCGTAACGATCAAGTCAGCGTATGCAGCGGTTAAGTCATCGTTGCTAGGATCAGTGGTAACACCAATAACTTTAACGTTGAGTGCAGAAGCTGCAGCCAAAGAACCAGTGTTAAGTTCTAATCCAGAAACGCCCGTTGTGGTGTTACCTGCTGCTGTCTGTACCAAGTCAGCGTTTTGGCCGATAGCGGTTACGCCAGCGACACCAGAAGCCTGAACTAGGAACTGAGCATAAGGGTCATCCACAACAAAAGCTACGATATCCGAAGCAGCGATGCCACCTGGATAGTAGTTACGCCATACAGGCTTTTTGCTTGTAGGGTCGGTATAGTTACATCCAATGAAAACACCAAGGATGTTAGCTGCACCGGGGGTGTGTTTTACGATGAAACCGGTAGACACGCCACCAGAAACACCGAAAGTTACGGTATCGCCCTGAAAGATTGCTGTAGCCGTACCACTAGCGATTTTGTACTGTGTATCACCATCGCTGTTGTAGTTACTGCCTAGTTTTCCTAGAGGACGAAGACCAAATGCTTTATTTACATTTGACATTTGTTTTCTCCAAAATTAAATTAATTAGCTTTCACTCTTAGAGTTAGAGCCACCAAAAGAAATACGAGTATTACGCTCTGGCTGCTGAAAACGCATTGTTGAATGCGCATTCTCTTTCATCATATTGTTGTCTACTGCTTCAATTTGGTCCCTTGCACGCTGGCGATAGTATTGATTACGCTCACCGACAGTTTCTTCGGGGATTTTCGCTAAAAGTAAGCCGCCAACTCCGACGACTCCTTTGTTCCGACCATCTTCAACAGCAGGCATGGTGTTTTGATACTCTTCGGGCAACTCTTCTAAACGAACGAGTTCATATCCCTCACGAAGCTTACTAAACACATTCTGCTTGTCTTCAAAGCCTTGAACTTCAGAGCGAATCCAACGATATTTAAAACCATCTGGTGCAGGGGGAGCATCCAAACGAGAAGGAGGTGCCCATGGTTTACGTTGCGCAGTCTTTTCACGTGTTTCAGCGTTACGGGAGCTGCGATTAAATTTAACAGTATCAGTCATGGTTTTATTCCTTTACGTATTTGGCATATTCCTCAATAGGAACACCAAGTTTTTTAGCAATAGCGACTTGACTAGGAGACAGTCTTACGCTGCGGCGTGCATTAGTATTTACTCCGGATGACCGGGCTGCAGGTGCAACGGCCTGCACGGGTTGCCGTTGTTGCCTGTTAGGTTGTGCAGCGAACTTCTGCGGAAACTGTGCTTTAATTCGCCGATTTAGCTCATCATAATACTCATCTGATGATCCGTCAAACCCTTCTGCTTCACGAAGCTGTTTATCTATTCCCCAAGCAGCATAGGTCATCGTTGTGTCTTGACCAAACCATGGGTTTTCTTCTGCCCAAGACTCTGCCTTTGGATCAACCCGTGGAGCCTGTTGGGCTGGAGGTTGAAACTGAGGTTGCTGGTAAATCTGCTGTGGTTGGATAGGCGGGTTGTAAATCTGTGCTTGAGGTTGCTCTGCACCTCTTTCTAAATAGCTAGCAAGCTCCCGTTGCTCATGCGCTAGAGAAGCTAAACGCTCTTGAGCTTCGGTTTCGGTGTCAATGTCACCTTCTTCACGGGCTTTTTTGATAATTTGACGAATAGTTAAAAGCTGAGTGTCTACTCGGCTCTTAGCTTCTGTTAAACGGCCATAGTCAGAAGTAGCAGCCCGTTGCTGGGCTTGTTGGAACTGCCCTTGAACGCCTTTTGCAAACTCCAAAGCTGCCTGTTCACGGCGTTCTGCCTCACGCAGCTTAGAAGTTAGCTTATCAATCCGTTTTTTAACGGTATCGCTGTATTCTTTAAGCTCTTCGCCTTGGTTATTGGCTTCTTCCTTGGCAGGCTCTTTGTCTACAGGCTCTGCTAAGGCGGGTTTGTCTGGCTCTGGAGCAAGGTCTTCTACAACCTCTGCTTTGCCATTATCGTCTATGTCGACTTGAACTTCGGGTGCGTTTTCTGCCCCTACTTCGATGTCGTAAGTTGGATTTTCAGTTACTTGTCCCATTGTTGCTCCTTACATGTGCAAAATATCTTCGGGGTTGTTAATAACAGCAATGATTTCGTCATCATTTAAGATTCGGATTTCACCTTCGTCAATTCCAATACGGGAACCTGCATATCGGGTGAAAACTACCCAATCACCGTCCTTGCACCACGCTCCTGTAGGAAATTTGCTCTCGTCTTTATATGCCAAAGGACCAGTTTTCAGAACGTAACCACATACTGTGGTTATTTGGGTCTGCTTTTTGGTCTCTTCGACGTATAAAATACCGCCTTTAGATTTATTTGTGCCCCTGTAAGGTAGGACAGCAATACGCCATCCTGTGGGAGTTGGAATACGGTCTAAAACCGCTTCCTCAATCCTGTCGGGCTCTAATTGCCCATCTTCGTTATAGGCGTCTTCAAGTTCAGGCCCTCTTGCTGCCTTCTCGTCTGCCCATTTCTGCTCTAATGCAGTCAATTCCATACGGTTTTCTCCACAGGGTTAGTCAAAAGTCTCTTTCTTAAGCATGTCTTGTACGACCTGCTCAACAAAAGTGTAGCCCTCAAGCCTACCCATCATCTGGCGGTATTGTTCCATATTCTTCATGGACCCCGAGATCACGAGTTGTTCCGTATCCTGCCGCATGCGGCGAATTTCGTATAGCAAGTTTTCTGTAAACTTGAGCATGGTTCCTACCATGTTGCAAGAGGACTTTTAGCCCCTCTTGATAGCTAGTTACTGTGAATATACACAGTATATTTCAAAAAATCAATAAATACCTACAGGAAGGTTTCCGTCACGCTTGTACGTAACAGTCCCCCCTCGTTTTTGAATAGCCCTTTTCTGACTAGCCACCACATTACGGGGCTTTGCCGACGAAACCGAGCCACCTTCTTCTTTCTTTTGGACGCCCGCTTTTTTAAGGCTAATTGCCACCGCCTGCTTGACCGCAGCTTTTTTAGACTTAGGAGTGCTCGTACCGATACGCCCCTTAGACTGGTATGTGTCGACGAGTTCTTGGATGTTTCCACTAACTGTTTTTCTACTGCTTCCGGATTTGAGAGGCATTTTGGGCTCCTTTTTGTAACATAGCCATAATACGTTCATTTGCAATTTTTTCGTTAGACTGGATTTTAGCCACGTCAATTTGGTCTTGCTTTTGCTTGTCCATCTGCTCCATTTGGAGGCGGGCGCTAGCTTCTTGCGCTTTTTGCTGATCTCGCTGGGCGCTTTGTTGCAGCTCTTGCTTCTTCAGTTCCACTAATGGGTCTGTTTGGTCGCCCATAAGCTGGTTTTGAAGTTCCCGTACCTGCTGGAGGTTCTCAACAATCTTCAAGGCAATCATGCCTTCTTTTTGCAAGTCAGACACCATGTTTTCAGGGTCTGTGCCATACGTTTTGAAGAGTTCTGCTTCTACATCCTCTTCCGCTCTTAAGCGGCAATGCTCTAGGATATGCTTTTGCAGCTCCACCGCAGCCAAGGGGTTGGATTGGAGGATTGGCGAGATACCTTGGATTAAGTGGCTCACAATATGAGCGTCATGTTGCTGTCCAGGGAACGCCTTGAGCTTGACTCCGTCCATTACGTCGCCATTTTCTGTGGCTGGGTCTTTTGGCAAGTCTGGGTTCTGTGGTTTTAGGATTGCGTCAATATTCTTAGTTCCCAGCGCCTCATAAATACGGCGATATGCCTCATACAGGTTGTGCATCTGTGGAGCCGACTGCGCCAACTGTAGTTGGGTCTGCGCCATTGTGATACGCTGTGCTGTCGAAAAGATATTGGGGTCTGCAACAGGGATTACATCAACGCTTCCGTCAAAATCGGTACGTTTAATCTTACGGGAAGCGCCGGGTACATCATATGGGTACTCGTCAGGCAAGGATTCACCAAAGCCGTCAGCCAATAAGCGGAACTCGAGCTTTTGGGCATAGTGCATCCGCTTGTGAATAGCGGACATGATGTTTGCACCCTTTTCCAAGAGTGCAATGGTGGTTCCAACTGCTGCTTGCTGGTTGCCGTCGCCCACTTGCATATCTGCAATCGACGCCAAGCGTTTACCAGCCTCAACGCAGAAGCCCAACAGGGTAAATAGCGTCTGGCTTGGCTCTTTGTACGGCAAAGGTAGCATAGAAGACTGCAAATCAGCGCCACCTGCGTCAATATCACGCCATTCGCCAGGTTGTAGCGGTACGTCGTCGTTGGCAATACGGGCGCCTTTAGCCTTAAAGCCTGCAGGCAGGTTAGCCAAAGTTCCTGCGTCAATTAATTGACGCATGGAGGATGTTGCGGTGCGGGTTAAGCCACCAATCAAGTGTACAAAACCAAGGCCGTAGGCTCCCGGTCCCTCTACAAGCACATAATGCACAAAGTATTCTTTACGGCACTTGTAGCCGTCCTTCATTTTCCAATTACGACGAATCCCGACCACTTGGTTGGTGCTTTCTTCGATGGTAATGACATAAGGCAAGGCAACACCGGTCTCTTCGCCGTCATCGTCCTTGTCTTCAAAGCCTTCTAAGTCCCAATCTACGTGGAACTCATACAAAAACACTTCTTCTGGCTCACCAGAGGCAGACATACCGACTAACTTGTCAATGCTGTCTTGGATTACGTCGCCTGGAGTCGAATTAACAACAGGCTGGACGTTGACATCCCGATAAAAGCCAATATTGACCAACTTGCGGTACTCGTTTGCGTCCATTGGCACACGATGAGTAATGCGTGGGCACTTCGACATAATGGAAGAGCCGTTGTAAGGGATAAACAGGTCATCTGGCAGCACTAATTTGCTTACCATCTTGCCTGTTTGTGGGTTTTGATAGACTTTTTTGAACGCTGAGCCACCATAACCTGCATAAAATAGTAATTGGTCAAACTCAGGAGTGTAATCCGCCATGTCAGTAGTCAGCTCGTAGTTCATGAACTCTTTGACACGCTCTGCTTTGGCTAATTTCTCACGAGTTTCCTTGCCAAGCACCTGTGTTTTGACAGGGCCTTCGGCTGGCATGAGTTCTTTGAACGCTTGGGCTTGAAATTGTACAATTGCTTCGGTGAGCATGGGGTGTGCTGTGCCACAAGCGCCCTTAAATGGTTTGGTACGCTCCTCGTAAGAGAAGCCAAGAAGCTCTAAGCCCTTAGAATACTGCTTTTCCCAATCACCACGGCTTGCTTTGTCAGCGTCTAACAACGCCATAAGCTCGCTGGAGATAGGACCAAGCTCGCTAGGGTCTACTACTTCGGCTAAATTGGCGTCAAACGGCACTTCTTCGTGCTCGTCCTCGCCCATTTCAATTGTTGCACCGCCATCTTCTTCCAAAATAATCTCAATGTCGCCCTCTGGCGTCTTCATTTCAATCTCAGGAAGCTCAATATCAATTGTTTCTTCGTCTTCTGGACGGTTTTTTTCAATAGCCATGGTATTTCCTAAATATATTTTTGATCTGGTAGGTCATTTTTATCTACTGAGCCACCTTTTGCAAATCTCACGCCTTCTTTTGCAACCCGACTAGCCGCTTTTTGATCCCAAAATATGCCTAATCTCTCTACGATATCACCATTTTCTGATTCCATAGGCACTTTTTTGACTTCAAAACCAGGTCCAAGGTCTTTTACAACAGTTTTTATGTTAAAAGGTAATTTTTCATACAACTGTGCCTGTGCTGAGTCCGCCCCAGGAAACAAAACAAACTGGTTCTTTCGTTGTATTGCCGCTGCTACTGCGTTTTTAATCATTAGCTGCTGAGACACTTGCGGCATTCTTTCCATTCCAGGGAAAGCTTCTGCAACGCTGTAAGCTTCAGGGTCGCCTTGTTTATTATTAAAGCGCTCTGCTAACTGATTTTTTCTTTGCACTAGCTTATTTTCTTCTATTCCAAACTCAAGATATTTTTTCTGTTCTATTTCACTTAAATCTTTAAAGTTTCGATTGCCTAAAAACTGTCTTGCTTGTCTAACTACGCTGTCTATTTGTTGGTCTAATTTATCAAACTCTTGTATATCGTCCGACGCACTGCCCCCTTTAGGACCAAGTTTACGAAGGTCGTCAAAACGATCTGATTGTAACTCAGTAACAAAAATACCTTTTGTTTTTCCTTTTTTATCCGCTGGAAGTTCTACCTCTAAAAAACGACTAAAGGCTATTGGGTTGTTGCTAATACCTGTAATAGAGGAATGTTGCCCTGCGTAAGGCCCTTGAGCGCTTGTCTTGTTTATTGCTACTTGCAACTCATCTTCAAACATACGGCCAGCATCTACCATTTCTACTTGTTTTTTAATACGTGCTTGTTCGTATAAACCTTCCATGGTTTTTTCAAAACTAGGAATGTCTTTGTACTTAAAACCATATTTTTTAGATATTGTTTTAGCTATTTTAGTAGAAACAGCTTGCCTAACCACTTCATCAAGGGTGTCTCTGATTGGACCAGGTAATTGAAAGTTATACTGATATTGAGCAGGGTCTAAATTGTTTTCTTGCAGTAATTTTGGTAAAAGTTTTTCTTGTGCTTTTCGTATCTCTGTTGCCCCATCCAAGCCAGCCTTTGAACTTCCGGTGTATATGTATTTATGAGCATCTCGATCATTTTGTAAACTAGTAACCCTATCATCAAGCTTTGCTATTTTTGTTTCAAACCCTTTGACAGAATCCGCAAGGTCAGGCCGTCCGATTAAAGGACCCCTAAGGTAGGTAGCTAGTAAATCCATGTCACCTGGTTTTCTATAGCTAAAATAAAAAGGTTGGGTAACTACGTGTTTAAGTCTAGCAAGGTCTTCAGACACGCTGCTAGAAAGACTTGCTTTAGGGTCTACATCTTCTAAAAGATTAATGGTTCCAAGTGGCTCGGACGGACGTGGATTGTCCATGCTTTGATAAAACTTTCCCTGCTCAGGCTCGTTAATTACTGTGCGATAGCGCTGAGGAGAAGTTGTTTTTAATGCTTCTAGCAGCTCTTTTGAAGTTACTTTGTCGTTTGGGTTTTTACCCTGCAAGGCTAAATCTAAACGACCAATCTCGTACTCTCGCCCAACTTTTGCAAAACGATTTTTAACTTCTTGTACTGTAGGTTTGCCCGATAAAGATTCTGTCCATTTTTCTACCTGACCAAAAAACAGCCTGTCTTTTTCTTTTTGCTGTTTTGTTGGGACTACTATTTCGTCTATTTGTTTTTGTACTGCTGGGTCAATTTCATCTGGGCCCATCTTGCCTATTACTAGGGGTTTACTTGGAACAGGGGCAGCCTCTGGCGCAGCAACAGGAGCTGGCGGGGCTTTAGGTGGTTGTGTTGCAATAACCTCGTCTAGTTGAGTGCGGCTTGCAGTTTTAGGCGCAGCTTTAGCTGCTATCTTTTCTGCAGCAACAGCCATTGCTTTTGGTCCGGCAGTAGGACTTAAAATTCCCGTTCCCAAGCGTGTCAAAGTTTCTGTGGTCGAGCCGGTTGGCTTGTCGGCAATGCCTAGCTCTCGAGACTTTTGAATCAGATAGTCACTGCCCCCTACAGGCTTCTCAGTCGCAAGCTTACTGCCGGTGACGTAGTCTACACCTTTTAAGCCAAGATTGATAATGTCTACCGGAGCACCCAACAAGTCGTAAGGGGTATATTGGGTACTACGCAGGATTTCTTTAGCCGTGCCTTTTACTTTTTCGCCCACGCTGGGCTCTGGCTTTTTTTCAACATCCCCACCCTCAGCCATGCGCCGTGGTTCTTGAGCGGGGAAGGGTGATGTGGGTTTAATTTGTGCGAGCATTTGCTTGGCTTGCGAAAAATCCGCACCAGCGCTGGCGAGCTCCTCTTCCTCTGCAATCTTTTCTCTTGCTTCACTTAAGTCGTCAGCTTTTGCCATTAAGGCAAGCGCCGCTTGGTAGCTAGGTCCGAGGTCCGTGATCTTTTGTTTAATCAAAGGATTGACAGGGGGTTTGTTGCCTTTAGGGGTAGGCTGTGCTTGGCTGCCTTTAGTGCGCCCCATCACCTGCTCCATGTACTGCAAAGTATTAGGCGCATTCGGGTTGCGAGGATCGCTCACCGCTGTGCCTTGCTTGGCTTTCTCAATTGCTTTTGGACCACCGTAATACCCAATCGCCGTTAGTCCAAGATCGTTGGTTTTACTGAATAAATCTTTGATGTACCGCAAGCCCCCTACCGAGTTGTCGTAGGGGTCGTCAATATTTCCTTGGGGGTTGTACGCTTTAAACGTAGCAGGTAACACTTGCATTGGACCACGGGCGCCGGCATTACTGGTTTTGACGTTGGCTCCCGAGCTACTCTCTTGTTGGAAGATAGAGCGGGCGACAGGCTCAAGATTTGTGCCTGCAATGCCTTCGTCTTTGAGAGCCTTTTCAAAGCTCGTGATCCGTGATTCTTGGGCCATGGGGTATTACTTAATACCACCTTTTGTTTTACCACGGACGGCGCATCCATCTCCACGGCGACTTGCCATAGTTACGCTGCCACCTGTTTTCATATAGCCCATCTTGTTACGCACGGGAGTAGGCAGCTTTGCTAAACCAGGATTCTTTTTCTTGTCTACTTCTTTAAGCGCCATGCCACCGCTGCGTTTTTTAACAGGCTCTTCTTTGCTTTCCGTTTCTTCTTTTTTATCCTTGCCCATCATTTTTTGGAACTTCTGTTCAGGGGGATAGTCCTTCATCTCTTCTGCTGCTTTTTTGTTTTGCTCGGGGGTGCCCATTAAGTTCTCATAAGCACGCTTGAAGATATTGGGGTTTTGACTTGCCATGATATACCTTTGCGGAGAGTTTTCTTGATTATAGAGTTAATAATACTCGTGGACAATAGTATCCGAATTCCGGTCATCTTCATAGTCTAGATTGAGCGAAATGAAGTTGCCCATGCGAAACCGAGAAAGAGCCATGGACATCGAGTCAACTTGGTCGTCATTTGAGCCGTTAGGAAAGGACGCACACTCCTCGATCATCTCTTGTGCCCACTCGTCCTCGGACGCCCAGACCATGCCAGACTCCAAGATTGGAGCGATGGCGTTAGCCCTAGATACCTTATCAGTACCCGCTTTCCGCCCTCCGGGACTGTACATAGTCACAGGTATGCCTACCCGCCTAAGTTCCTGTTGAAGCGGGGTTCCCGTGGCTTTTGCCTCGATTAGGACATTGTCGGGGTTCCAATACTTATACTCTTCAAGAGCGATTCGCTTAAGTTCGGGAAAATCCCAGCGACCTCTGCGTACGCCAAGCAAAATAATATTGGGGCCAGAATCAGAATCTGGCGTAAACACGCCCCAAGTTGAGATAACCGAATAGTCGGCAGTCTCTTTTTTGGAGTAGGCGGTGTCGTAGGATTGGATAATATATTCGCAAGCAGGCGGTTCTTCATGAGGCCACTTTCTCCACCATTCACGCTTGAGGATTGCCCCGTCGTCATTAGTGGGTTGTTGTTGCCATTGGGCGTTCCACTTTTGAAGGCCAATGGACATCTTTACTTTTTCGAGCTCGTCTAGCTTCCAGTACTCAGGCCAGAGAGGTTTATTACTCGGCAGGATAGCAGGAAATTCCAAAACTTCCCACTGATCTGACTTTAATTGGGACTGATTCTTAAGTAAGCGCCCCGCTACGTCGTCCGTTTTCCAACGGGTATTAATCAAGATAATCGAGCCACCAGGTTGTAAACGCTGGCGTGGTCCAGAGGTATACCACTCCCATGTGTTTTCCATGGCAGTATCGGATATAGCGTCTTGTTCGTCCAAGATGTCGTCAAGGATAATAACGTCGCCTCCTCGCCCGGTCATCGCTCCACCCTTACCAATGAAGAAGGCTTCACCGCCTTGGGAGGTGCTCCAGCGTCCAGCCGCCTTGGAGTCTGCTGACAGCATAGTGCCAGGGAATAGCTCCTTGTACCGCTCATCGTCCACAAGGTTACGGATCATACGACCAAAGCGCTGCGCTAATTCAGCCGTGTGTGACCCTACAATGAGCTTGGACTGCGGCATACGGCCCATGAGGTAAGCGGGGAACAGGTAGCTCCCAAGCTGGGACTTACCATGCCGTGGGGGCATTGCAATGATTAGACGCTTGCACTCGCCAGAGACTACCCTGTCAAACTTTTCAGCAATCTCTCTATGGTGTTGCCCAACGATCATCTCGGGCCATACGTAACGGCAGAAGTCTAAAAACTTAGTCGTAGACTTTTCTTGTGCCTCTAACAGGTGCTTGCGATACTCTAGCCTCGCTATCTCGGCGGCAACATCATCAGGTGTTGAATTCATAGGCGCATCATAGCAAGGAAAAGACTGTACAGCAAACTGTACCTAAAGGTATGTTTTTGTAAAAAATATGATACCTATGGGTATGGGTACCCTTTTTAAAACAAGGGGGTGGTATTTGTGTTTTAGCTATATTTGTTTGTCTGAAAATTGGGAGAAGAGCAAGAAAAAAATAAGGGGGTGGTTTTAGGGGGTTAGGGGTATTAAAGGTCTATATGAATCCTAACTAGTTAGGATTCATAGTCAAGGGCTATCGGCTCAGCCGAGCCGATAGCTAATCCCTAAGTAGCTATCAACTATCAGGGCTCACGCCCTGATAGTAACAATCAACTAGACAGCTACCTCGTCTAATGTTAGGTCAAACAGGTCACGCCCGCACAATCCGTAGATTGTGATAATGGGTGGCGTGTCCTGAGCCAGACACGCAAACACTCCCGTGATAAATGCTTGCTGGTGATTCTGATACTTAATCGTATTACGCTTAAGTTTGTTACGCTGTGCGTAAGCTACCCATTCAGTAGCTATTTGTTTGCCTGTAATTTTCATTCTAATTTCTCCTGTGGTTACACGGGGATTAATCCCCGTGTAAGTATTATACACCAACACTAAAACCAATCATCACTATTTTGGGTATTACCAATATCCTCTAAGCTGGTGACCAGCCCGTCGAAATCTTCATTCTCTCCCAGCAGGTCAGCTAGGGCAAATACAGTTGAACGCTCAATACCCATACCATCAGCGAGCTGTTGCAAATAATCCTTACGGGATTCATAACCATTAATTTCATAAACATTATCCATTCTCATTTCTCCTGTTAAGTAATCACGGGCATATGCCCGTGATTAGTATTATACATCAATACTCAGAAGTCAACAACAAAACATTATCAGTAAAATAAAATCTATACTCGCCATCTGGGCAATCAGTAAAGCTGATTGCCTTATTCCAGAGCGTGGTCAAATCCCCATCAGTTACAACAATTGACGCTTGCTCATTGGCAACAGTCATAGTAATGGAAAGAAAACCCTCTTTCTTTTGCAACGGAAATAATTCCGTGTCGGCAATATCCAAAAACCAATACGCCCCAGCTTTTTCGGCGAAATACTTTACGCCGTCAGTATAAACAGTATCGTGCATTAGATTATGGCGATACCAATTTTCCGTGCCTGTGAAGTTGCTTAAGTCATCTACTAGCATTCTAATTTCTCCTTAGTAAGCATGGGAATTATTTCCCATGCTTGTATTATACATCAGTCAACAGAAACAGTAAAAGATAAATCTTTAACCACTCTGATGATGTGGTCATCATCTACTTCAATCATCTGCTGGATGCTGTCCTCGTAATCATAAATGTCAAAGTTGTTACGAATCCAGTTGTCGACAATATCTCCAGACTCTTCGTTGACCAGCTCCCGCACCTTGATGTCAAACTCGTCACCCTGCAAAATATGGGCGCTGACATTTGCCATCACTTCTTTGGCTACTGCTTTGACCAGAGCGTCGAACACACTCTCCAATGGAGTGAGCGGAGTACTGCAGTCAATCGTAGCTACTACTGGGGTTGGTACTGCTGTGGTTTCAATAACAGTCATTTCTCATTTCTCCTTTAAAGTACGGGAACTATTCCCGTACTTGTATTATACACAATAAAAGACAATAAGGTAAAGAATTATTAACACTACTATTGCTGTGGTCATTCCTCTTGGCTCTCCATTTCTTCTACGAGCGCTGCAGGCCAATAAGCAATGAGGCCCCGCCCCATGTTGTCAAGCTGGGGCGCCGGAGTTATTGATCCGGACGGATCACGATCAAAGTACAGTGCGCGGGCCATTTCAAATCCCAGCTCAAACAGCTCCTTCGAGCTGTTGAGTTCAGTACTCAGACATACTCGCCCGCTCATACCACGGCCCGAGTATGTCCGAACACCTTCGGAGAAATT